ACAATGTATAGCAAAATTGATAAACCTGATGATTTAACAGATGAGGTTACTGGGTTTACTGATATTGATGACATCTACAAAACGACAGTTGATGAAATATTTTTAATTGAAGATCCCCTATTGAAAAATATTGCAATTGATAAAATGATCAAAAATAAAAAAGTGAAACAGATTGCACTAGATTATGAGATCAATGAAAATACAGTAAAGACTAAACTTCGTAAAATAAGATCAGATATCCGATCTTCTGTTCTATCGAAAAATCCTCATTATGAGGAAAAAATAAAAATGATACTATGATACTTGACTATCTTTCACCAATTAGAATATACAGGAGGCTCTCCATTCACATAACAGAATTATCACATTACCGAACTTTTAAAAAGATCATATTTGATCTAAATGCTAGTGGTAAACTTGATGAAATAGGAATCAAAGCTGATTCAAATTTAAACATGTATATTGGGATAAACTTGAATCCTGAACTTTTATTGTATTCCGATGCTTCACAAGAATCAGTTGAATTAAAACTAATCTCGGAAAAAATGAATAAGTATAATGATTTTCTGACCAAGGAAGGTATACTTGATTCCATTAAAGTAGATTATGAAAGAATCCAAACAGAAGAGCATTATGGTTACGTATTGCAAATCGGCTTTAATTTTAACCAATATAAGAAGTCAGACTTTATTTATGGAATATCCTATTTTCTAGTCGGTACTCTTGGAATATTAACTAGTCTGTTCCTGCTCCTTTAATAAATTTATAATTCTTCAATAAATAAAAAATAAAATCATATGCAAAAATTAAACACTTTTATCACAGCTCACTATCCTAAAATATTACTGATTTTGGGTATAATTATCCTCTTTAATACTTGTGGAAATCCAAACAAATCCCTTACTAAAAAGGTGGATACCCTATCTCAAAAGATAGATTCATTAGAGTCAATTACAGTGACCACTAAGGATCTAAAGATAGAGGGTCTTAGATCTGAAAAGAGAATGATTCAGTCAACTGATCGTAAAATACTAGACGTAACCCGCCAGTCTGAAATCGATAAAGAGATTAGCGAGTTAGAAAAATAATAACAAATATGTTTAATTGGATAAATCGAAATAAAAAATCAATAATTAGGATAGCGTTTCTTGTGCCTATTCTTTCAGTAGCAATAATCTCAATATCGCATGTAGTAAAATGGTATGACCTAGCTAACCCTATTAGTTGGGCAATATACTTATCTATTGCAATAGAGATAGCTGCGCTTTCATCAATTGCAGCAGCTTCAGTTAAAGTCAAAGGATTTTCAGTATGGTTTGTGTTTATTATTGTGACCTTAATTCAATTCATAGGAAATATTTACTTTAGCTATACTGAAATAAATGTATCTTCCAACGAGTTTAGGGATTGGGCAGAACTTACCGGTCCTCTATTTGAATCATTTAGTGATATCGAAGATATGGTTGCACAACGTCGACTTCTTGCAATCCTTGAAGGAGGTCTTCTTCCTTTAATCTCATTGACATGTTTACATTTCTTTATTAAATATGGAGATAGAGATCTTGAACAACCTGTAGTATATACTGAGGGAGATAATATTGAAGAGTCTCAAGAAAAAATAGAAGAATACGAAAAGTCATATTTACAAAAAGAAGCAGATAGGGTTTGGGAAAAAGTTAATCAATTACGAGAAGAGGGCAAGTTACCTATTCCAACTGAAGAAGATCTTGCAGGTGAACCTACGGCTTTAGCCAATTCTCGATATCGATTAGAGGAGATTGAAGATGTACCTTCAATCGAAGACACTGTAAAATTTATTAGTGGTGAAGAGCCTCGACCAGATAAGTCAGAATTGAATGAAGTAAAACCTGGAGTATCTTTAACTAAAAGACCAATGCTTAGTGGTAATAAATTAAGACGTCAGTAAAATAAATAATAAAAAATACTGGCGAATGGTACCCAATTTAAACGAGATATGCGACTGTTGTGGTGGTTATGAAAATCAACCAGTGCTTCAACTTTTTGATAACAAGTGTTTCGGTATTGTTGACGGTAAGGACATAACGGAAGACTTTTGTATGAAGGATTTCGCCTTTCCTACTGATGGTTATTCATGTGTAGGAATCACACTTCAAGAAAATGGAGGAACAACTACCCTATTTGATAATCAACTACCTGTTCCATTAGTAACGCTAGTCAGTGGTAAAGCCTATGCTAGAGGTATTTTATTAAAGGTTACATATCCAACAAATGATCTAAATTCAGAAGAAATATTAATTTCAGATAAAAACGCAGTATTAACAATTGAGACATATAATGGGACCTCAACTAATTATCCACTATATAATTTCTTTTCAATCTTTACTAATCCGAAATCAAATGATCCAGCACAAATAATAAATAAGATAGAATTAAGTAATCCTAATGTTGACTATCCAATTAGAATCTCAGCATTAATTTTATTTGGAAATGCCTTATAAAAAACTATAACGAAATGACTAATTACTCAACTGAAATAATTGAAATTTTTGCTGGTATAAACTACGAGCCTACCTTTGTCAGAACAGATAAACGACTACCTAGTAATGTACCAACATCACTAGGTTATTATCAAATTGGTGAACTTCAACAATATGGAAATGCTAGAGGTCCAATTTTTAGAGTTGAATTTGCAGACACCTCAGGAATTATTGCAGCAACGCATGTTAAGATTTGGGGACTAGATAATGATGATACAAATGCGCCATTATATCCAATTACATATCTTCAAACTTGGAGACCCATCCTAGATATCTACGTAAAGAAATTTATCTTTTGTGATTCTGCAGGAGACGAAAAAGATGAAGAAGGAAATTACACAGTAATTGGATATAAGAAAAAGGTGCTGCCTACCGTATTCTAATGGAAAGACTAGACGAGTTTTATAGTGGGGCAGGAATGCCTTCCAAAGACTTTGCAAGAGGTCTACCTTTCTATGGAACTAAAGGCGACTTTAACTTTACTACTGGTAAAAGTCAATTTACGCCCGGCGTATCTATAAAGCAGGTACCGCTAACTGATATGTCAGTCAAGGGAGATCCTGGGTTATCCCCATTTGACCTTGAACTAAGTAAACTAAGATTCTATTATAAACCTGGAGATAGGGTCAGAGGAACCATTGTTAACTCTCAGCTTACTTCAGAAAATGGTCGAGTTATTATTGGAAAGCTTGACAAAATTGTTGCAGATTATGGAGCAAATTCCATTCGAGCATGGGTAAAGAATCCATCTACTCTCGAATCAACTGAGATCTATATAGATTCAATAGAGAGAATCTATGAAAGTGCATCACGTAGATCACTAAGCTTCTCTCAATTCATTAATTCTTAAGTAAACTTTATTTTAGTAGAACCAATCATTAGTTTTTGTATATAAAATAAAAAACTATTTTTTATGCAACCAAACGAAATTGATGACGACGCAGCTCGTTTTTTGGAAGAGCAGGATAGATTACACGGAGTAAATACTATTAGCGTTGAAGAGACTATCGAAGAGCCGGCTCAAACAAGCCTTGGCCAAATTAGAGGGTATTCTGAAACACCTGAATTATCAGCAGCCTCTGAATCTTCTTGGAAACTTCTAGACTTGAGATCATTGCCTTCACAAGGATTATTTTATCCTGAAGGAACTGAACTCCTATTAAGATCTGCAAAAACCAAGGAGATCCGTCACTGGTCTACGATTGATGAAAACGATCCACTTGACGTTAGAGAAAAAATTAATTTTGTTCTAAATGCGTGTACCAAAATTAAAGTATCTGGCGGAAGACCTCTAAACTTTAATGATTACCTAGAAATCGACAGATATCATATCTTATTTAGACTCTATGAGCTTACTTTCCCAAATCAAGAAAATAAACTTTGGGCAAATATTAAATGCGATCATGACGGCCATCTAAACCGAACACAAGTACTAAGTGCAAATCTAAAAGGTTTTGAATATCCTGCTGAATTAATGAAATGGTATTCCGAGGAGGATCGATGTTTTAAAATAGTTTCTGAAAAACTTAATGAGACTTTCTATCTCTACTTGCCGACAATTGGAGTCGAGAATAAATTTAGATTAAAACGACAGGATGATGCGGCTAAAGGAGTTGAGGTAGACGAATCATTTTACGAATTTGGACCATATCTAATTAAAGATTGGCGAGCTATCACTAATTCTTCTCTTACTGACCTAAAATTTAGTTCAAATGCATGGCAAGATAATAAATTTATTGTCATACATAAGTTTACTAAACTATTAAAAGAGTCAAGCCTAAACAAAGTATTAAGCATTTGTGAAAAATGTAAGAATACCACGGAGAGCCACATTTTTTTGGAGGGAAGCTTCACTGTCAAAGATATTTTCATTATTTCAGCTGGACTTGATGAACTTATTTAAGCTTAATAAAGACTTGGCATTGAAGCTTAACCAATCGTTTGATACCCTATATGAAATGGAATACATGGAATATTCTCTACTCTTAAACATTGTAAATGATGAGATCGAGAAAAAGAATAATCCGGATGATGTATTCACCAACATAATGAGCGGTAACAATCAGCCATTGAAAGTTAATCTTCCAGACAACATAAAAATTAAATAAATAATAAAAATAATCAAATATTTTGAGTGTTGAACTGTATATAAGTAAGGCTACTGAAGGGATTCAAAAGAGAATTAAAGAAAATATTGAATTTGCAAAAGCTAATCCATATCCAAAGGATGAGCTAAAATCTGCCCTTGATTTAGCAGGACCGGGTTCCGCCTTATCTAAATTATACACACTGACTGGCCAAACTAAGGATTTTACATCACAGCCGCCGGGAGTTATGGCGGCGGCAAAACAACAAGCTGATGTTTATCCAGGATTATTTACTAGGCTACGTGCTGGTCAAATTAGTATGAATAAGCTTGAACTAGATAAAGGATTAGATCGTGATTGGGTTGAAAATAGCTTAAATTCTGCGTTTATTAGGTTTATAAATGAGTTGAACAAATTTATTAGTTTAGGTGCTAATATCAAAATAGAAGACATATTTTCAGATAAGACAAATAATAATACATTCGAAGAATATTTAGATGAATTTAACATTAACTTAAATTCATTTGGTGCAGATTCTTTACTTAGACCTGCATTTACTGAGTTATTCAATAAGCAACAATCAATTCCAAAACCAGTAGAATCTAAACCTTCTGCGGTTAATGCTGCATCTGTTCCTACTGAAAGTAAGAAAGGTACTTCACCGGTTAATGCAACGACGACTGGTCCGAAGCCGACTGAACCTATTGCACGTGCTCCAATAAATCCAACTGCTACTAAATCAGTAGAGCCAACATCTGTTACTAATTTAGAAGGATCAGTTACGTCAAAGGCTGGAGAACTTCAAACTGAGAATATTTTAGAGACAGAACCGAGTAAGGCAATAAGCATTAATCTTGAAAATAAGCCGATTGAATCTAAATCTGCAGCAGGTGCTACTTCAAATTCATCAACTACTTCAACTACTTCAAATTCAACTACTGTAAACGATGCATCGTCTGCTTCTTCAGTAACAGGTAATCTATTAAATACGTCAACTAATACTGGAGTAACCGGAGATAAGAATATAATGAATGTTGCAAATACTACTAATCAATCTTCATCCGGCACCGTGAATGAGAATAAACCTGAAAAGGAAAAGGGCGGGTTTCTATCTAAAGTAGGAAACCTTGCAAAGAAAGCGGGAGCCGTTTTAAATCTACCATCCATTGGCACACTTGGAGAACAGGCAAAAGGTCTATTTGGAGCCGCTGGAGCAAATATTAGTTCGAGGATATCTGAGGTCAAGGAGTCATTTGCAATCAATTCAAACAAAAGTGAATCACAATCGTCACCTACTTCGTCTACTACAACAAATTCAGTAAATTCTTCAAATACTTCAACTAATACTGCACCTAATGTATTGGCTGTACCAAATACATCAGCCGTTTCAAATACTGAAAATCTTCTTAAGACTGAGACTCAAAATTCAATGAATGTTGAACAAAAATTACCTGGAGTAACGGCTACTTCTACTCCTGCACCGGTTGTAAGTGCTCAAATTGCACCAGTTGCATCAACTGTTGTTTCAAATGCAGTTAATTCACAGACTGGGTCTTCTCCTCAAACCACAAATACAACAACTGCTCAAAATATTCAGGCAGCAGGCCAGCCTGCAAGTACTCCTCCTGGAATGGGCGTAAATGTTGATATGAATCAGCTTGCTCAATCTATAATGAGATTAGAAAGAATATTAATAAGTGGAATAGACGTAACAATAAAAGATGCATAATATGGAAAAAACATTAAAGAGTCAGTTACACAGCTTATACTCAACTTACTCTGCAATCAATGCTCAATTTAAAAGAATTGAGAATGATGCAATACGATTAGAGAGTGAGAGAAAAACAGTTAGTGAGGTACTTCACAATACTCGAGAACTGGAAAAAGAAATAATAAATAACTTAGAGAACATTTTAGGCAAAAAATTAACGCCTAATGATATTCTTGAAATAATTAAACACTATGAATAAGGATCTAGTATATCGAGTAATTGGAGCAATATTAGTAGGTGCAATCCTACTTTTACTATTTAAAAACTGTCAAATTCAAAAGGGAGCTGATCGCGACATCACTGAACTTAAAAAATCAATAATTGCATCTGACCGGCTTACAAAGGAAGCCGATGGTCGATATGCAAAACTCGTTGATTATTATGCGAGTCAAGGGGATCTTATGAAAGAGTTAAAGGAATCTAATAAAGATCTCTATAAAACTATTAAGAAACAGGACGAGAGACTATTAAGCATAACTAGCTCAATAATAACACTAGACCGAAAAATTGTACAGGGATTTGCTGAACCTGATCCGATAGACACAAATAGATTAAACCTTTCTCTAAAATATCCTGACGAAAAGGATCCATTTGTATATTGGGATGGATGGGTAAATAAAAATACTGCTGCATATAAAGGCACTTTCTCTTTCGGTAAACTGCCAATTCAAATTATTTTAACTGAGGACACTCGAGGTCTTTGGAAAAGTAGAATTGTTGGACCTGACTGGTTAAAAGTTGACTCTTTATCGATTAAAAGTCTTCCACCGACCGAGTACGCAAGCGTTAAACCTAAAAACATACAATGGCTAGTTGGAGGATCCTATATATACAATTTGACTACTGCTGGTCAAGGGCTAGGAGTAAATTTTGGACTGAGCCTATTTGATAAACATAATTTGATTATTGGTGCAAACACCCTAAATCAAGTAAGTCTTGGATACATGTATAAGATTAAGACATTTAAAAGAAACAAGTAAATAATGGCACAAAGTAGATTCATAAATTTATCGTCTTATTGTATTGCGGAATACCAATTTGAACAATTGAACTCTCTTAATTTTTATAATGAAGATTTTACCTTTGTTGAAAATGCCATTACTGGCGAACATCAAATATTTAATACAGATGCTTCATACAATACCCTAAAGAATATTCAAGATCTATCAGTAGTCTCAATAGGTAATAATTCATATGCTTATCTAGATAGTGAAAAGATTCCTAATTATCTTGCATATAATACACAATTGACTTCTAGTACCCTATCTGGATACAATGTAGTAATGGATAAGATAAGATTTCACTTTGTTGCTGGATTTGATTTTGATAATTTTAAAGCCTTAATCCTATCAATTAATAATACTGAAAATAATGGAACAAAGTGTATTTTTGCAAACATACTCCTGGCGCCGGAAACAATTGCAGAATTAATAATCTTTAATCCTAAGCCTCTATTTCTTTCAAATGCAATATACGATAGATACGTTGATATTTATGTTCCATCCATAAAAAATATTAATAATGATTTTGTTACAGCACCAATTCCGGGAATTACATTTGCTGCAGCTATTACCCCAAGTATAAGTGGACCGGTTGGATTTATTGAAAACGCCCCAATAACACTATCACTACTTGAGTGCGGAACCAAGAAGACGATTTATACAAATACCTCAATAACATATGATTCATATGAAGTTACAGAAGCTTTTACTGCAACCTTATCTCAAACAAATGAATTTAACAATGTTGGAGCATATGTTAATCAATCAGTAGTAGGAGATTATCTAGAATTTTACTTAACTTTTAATTCAGCATTTCCAGCAGAATTAATAGCTATTCTAAATAATCGAAATCCTTCAGATGATTGGATTATTGTGCACCAATTAAGTGTATTTGAACAGGTCGGCTCAGCTTTTATTAATACTGCTAGACTAGTTTTCTTCCAAGAGGATTCATACGATGAACCTAATGTATTTAGACCAGTTCTTAAGTATGCTCATGAAGCTATCAGTATGTCCGTTGACTATATTGCTAGATTAACTAATCGTCGAAATGGCGAACAGATAATCAGAGAAGCTTCATTTAATCTAGTTTCTCCAAAGAAATATGGACGAAACTTAATAAACCTGCCCTTACTTGAAAAACCACAGTCTCAGAAAATCTATAATAAAATTGTAAAGAATAACTTTGAAGCTACCTCACTATTTATTGAGCCTACTCCAGTCGGGCGACAGCCGGTCGTTGTACCTCAATCTCCAACTACTATTACTCAAATAACTGAAGTTGTTCGTACTGAGTTTATCCCAATATTCTTTAATAATAACAATATTTCAATATCTAATGTTAATTCAATGGCGCAATCTACTGATTCATCAGAGGAGGTAATATTTGCACCAGGAAAACTTCGATTTGTACTTTCACCATTTGATAATGTTCTTAAATTAAAAGTATTTACTGAAGCTACTCTAGCAAATGCCGAAAATCCATTAGTTTCACTAGACTTAAATGTGAACTCTGCAAAATACAGGCTTGTTTTTGAGACGACTACTGGTAAGATCTCCATTGACAATGTGAATGATGCTAATCGGGAAAATTTATCAACGGGTCAAGTCACATTTAATATTGCTAAGAAAGACAGTGAATCAATTACTGCTTCATCAAATAGAACACTATATCTAGTGTCAGTTTCGCAAGACGGTAGAGAGACGTTAATGTATACCGGAGAATGGAGAAAACCTAGCGAGCAGGCAGAGGTAGATGCAGCAATTGCTCAAGCAAAAGCAGATGCAATGTCTAAAAAAGATACTACCGCTATACTTGCAAGCATTAAGGAAAGAATGGATCTTATTACTAAGTTTGATCTTGCAAATAAAGTTGAACTACGTTCTAATGTTAAAACTAAGGGCGAAGCACCAGTAGTAAATAGGTTCGGTGTCGCTGGATCAAAGTCTATCCGCACTAGTGGTTTAAATACTACTGACCCGAATAAGTAATCAATATAAATCCTACAGTAAATAATTAGCGATTTATTGAGATAAATAAAAAAAAATAATAAGGCACGAAATGAAAGGCTTCGTAGACAAGATATTAACTGAACTTAAGAATAATTCTACTCTTAAATCAGAACCACTCGTAAAACTTTTAACTGAATCTATTGATAAATCCATTTCTTTAGGTGAAACCACTCCTTCCATCTATGAGAATTTGAAGAGCGGTCTTACTTCAATAAATGCTAGAGTTAAAAGCAAACACCTAACCGCAATCCTAGAACAATTTACTAAGGTTGAGACTACTCCTGAATCTAGAACTTCTGAGATTTCAAAGAAAGCAAACCTTTCTGAAAAATTAAACGCAATTAAAGAATCTAAATCTGGCACTAATCCTATTGTTAAAGGACAAGTAGAAGTTTTTGAATCTTATTTGAATAACGGAACTCCTGATTTTGCACTATGTGAAGGATTTATTCAATTCTTCTCAAATCATAAATATGATTCAGCGATTAAAAAGCAGATTGAAAAGGTACAGAAATACATTAATGAAAATAAATCAGAAATATTATTTTTGAATGCTATCTATACTATGGATTCAATGCCAAATCAACAGTATTCAACAGTTAGTTCAGATCTTAAAAACATGTTGATAGGCGAATCATATACCTCAGATATTCTTAAGATGAAATATGGAACTACTGTTCCTATGATTAATCAATTAGTAAATGACCTAAGATTACTTGAATCTCAAACAATGGGATACTTTACACTGGGCGAAGGTGATTCATTCACAAAAGTAACTAACCTAATCACACCAGCGACGAAAGCAAAGGATGGAATGATTCTTTATATGGACAATCGATTTGTTTCAATCCGTGAATCCAGAGGACTTACTGGTAAAGAAACTAAGGTGTATATTGATGGAAGCTTTAAAATAGCAGAAGTTGACCCTAACTATGTTAAAGAAAAGTTTCCAAAATTCTATAGTGTAGCTGAATCTTTTGCGACTTTAGGATTTACTAAAAATATTGATGGATCTAGCGTAGATTCTTCAGCAATTAGAAATTTTAATATTAGCTTTAAAACAAACGAGGACAGAGAATTAGATCTTTATCTAAATGAGTCAAAAGTTTCTAACTTAGACGAAATCAACTTAATGGAGGCTCTTTCTCTAGAAAGTAACGAGATTAAAAATAAAGTAATCACTCTTTTTGAAAACTCAAATAACCTATTTAACTTTGATTTTATTAAGGAGTTAACTAATGATCGTACGCTAAGTGAAGCAGTTGTTCTTAAATTAAATGAAGAATTCTATATCTGTGAGAAATTAAATTCAGCAGAAAAAGACTGGAGAAAAGTAGATGAGTACGAAATGTACGAGTTCTGCATGGAAAAATTTAATTATGATATTAGCCCTATCTTTAAAACTCAAATTGACGAAAAAGTTGATTCATACAAAAAGATTGAGTCGAAAAAGAATGAAATTTCAGTTGACATTACTAAACTTGAAGAGACAATGGAAAAACTTCAAAAGGCAATCTCTAGCCCGGATCTTGATTCAGAAGCAACTAAGAAACTTACTGGCATTAGAGAATCAATTGAGTCAACTATTACTGCTCTTAAGAATGATTATGTTGGATTAGATCTATTCAAAAAAGATATAAAATGAAAACTCTCATAGTAATCATTATTATCTTAATATCAGTATCGTGTGCCTCATCTAAACAAGGAGGATGTGATGCCTATGGCAAAGTTGAAAAAACTGAGAATCCTTCTTGAAAAACCTATTATCATATTCACAATATACACGCGACTCCCTAAAAGAGTCGCTTGATCCATATATAGAATCCAAATTGAAATTTAAAATCGGTGATCAAGTTCAAGTAAAGGACCGAATCGGAAAGGTGACGGCGTTTAATGGGAAAGAATATTTAGTCATGATAGGTAGTAAAAACGAGAGAGTTCCAGAAGCACAAATTGAAAAAGTCGGTCGACTAAAGAAAAAGAAACCAGCAAAAAAGAAATAATAATATTTTAATAAAAATATTGAAGGATGTAAATTTTTACATCCTTTTGTTTTATTTGTAGTTTTTTATAAGTATAATAACTAAAAATTTCTATATTATGAAAAACTCAATTGTAATCGGTCCCATCCAAAAGACCAAACCCATGACTGAAAGAGCTTCAATCTTAAATCAGCGTTTATCTAAAATGAAAATTGGAAACTTCTTTGAAGTTACCGGTCTTTCAGACAAAACAGACGTTCTTAATTTTAGAGCATCTGTGAACTATTTCTCAAAAAAGAATAGCGTTAATGTCGCTACTTCAATGGTAAATGGTATTCTTAAAGTTGAAAGAGTGAGATCTATCAAAACTAAAGAGATATCCAAAGTAAAATAATACATAAACACTTTTAAATGGATACTCGAATAGATTTTAACACTGCCAAAAAGTTTGATCAACTTGAATTGATTGATTGGAAAACCAAATATGGTGATTTCCAATTCTATATCCGTAAAGGATTAAATGAGATTAAGTACAATGTTGGTACGAACGTTTCAAAAAGTCCAAAAAGCGGTGAATATATCAAACCATTGACATCTGCTGCATATGGTCCAGAAATGGATGTAAATGGAGTCTTTAATCAAGAAGATACGTGGTTAGATATCGGTGGACATATTGGTCTTTTCGCAATTCGAATGGCTCGACAGTTTCCTAAAATCAAAGAAGTTATTTTATATGAAGCACTGCCTCACAATGCATCCTTTGCTCTAGAGAATATTAAAGTAAATGGTGTTGAGTCAAACTGTTCAATCGTACAAAAAGCAATTGTTCCAGGTGCAGAAGATTCAATTGACTTCTTTATTTCAAGTGACTCTGGCAAGCACTCAATTCTTCCAATTAGAGGTCGTGAGATCTTACACGTTCCAGCAATCAATATCAATGATGCAATTAACGAACATGGAGCAACTGCTATTAAAATGGATGTTGAGGGAGCTGAATACGAATTGATTAAAGCAGTCACTGACTGGTCTAAAGTTCGAGTAATCATTATTGAGTACCATTTTATGTATAAGCCATTGAAGACTAATCGTGTTCAAAAATTCCAAGAGATCACAGCTATCCTTGAACAAAATTTTGATGTTGTTCGTAAGATAGAGGCAGTAGAGTACGGTAAGAACTTTATCACTCACATTGTTGCGATCAAGAATGATTAAGACCGAGAGTCCATATTTGCTTCTTCAAGAAATATACAACGAGCATCCATGGCGGGTGCTCGTTTGTTGTATAATGTTAAATTGTACTTCAAGAAGACAGGTTGATAGAATACGAGAAGAATTTTTTAGGCTCTATCCTACACCATCGAGTGCAATACTTGCCAATCCAGCGGATATGTCTGAGCTTATTGCTTCACTTGGATTTAAGAATCGTCGGACCGGTGTTATACAGCGATTCTCTAGTGACTGGTTGACGCTAGATTGGAAAGAACCTAGTGAACTATATGGAATCGGTAAGTATGCTCAGGACTCATGGGATATCTTCTATAAGGGTGACTTAACAGTTGAGCCGACCGATGGAGTGCTAGGAAAATATTTAACTTGGGCCAGAACTCAGCCTGAAAATCCAGTAAAATAAAGTATGAAAAAAAGTTTATATGCATATTTTGGTCTACTTGACCTACACGACATTGATTCACCGGGACACTCATTATACCAAATAGGACTAGTTGATTCTTTAAGAGAATCCTTTGGAGAAGAAAAATTTGACTTCTATTCCTATTATCCAGAAGAGGTAATTAAATCTGCAAGTATTCAAGGTTTTCCAGATACAGAGCTAGGTAAATTATTTCATAAATATCGAAATGAATTATTTGATAAACCTATCCACACAGTCGATGAGTTACTCCAACTAATTTCTAAGAAAACATATTCTAAATTATATTTAAAGGCCAGATTTAGAAATCTTTCAACTCTTTCTAAGAAATGGAAAGACGCTAGAGACTTTGATAGAATTATTGAGTGTGCTATAGATGCAGGATATACAAAGACTGATATTATCATACTTGATACTGATCTTTCTCTTTCAGATACTTTTGTTGAGCAGACTAAAGATTTCGTAACTATCTTAATTCCATCGATTGATTTTCCAGGAATATCTAATATGTTTCTCGTAGATTGTGTGAACTTAAATCTTGCACAATCTAAAAAAGGAATAAGCAGTGTCTTTTATGGAAATATCGATACTTCAAAATACAAGAGCGGAAACTCTAAGAGTGAGATTTTACTCGATGTTCTTAAATGGATAAGTCGTAATCACTGGTCAAAAGATGAAGAGTTTTATCTAATTTGTAAAAAGAATGACTTTGAATCTCTTCCAAATATGCCCTTAGCTGATCATATTGATAGAAAAGACAGAGTTAAGATTTGGGAAACATTGGCTTCTTCTAGAATCATGGTCAATGTTACTAAAGAAAAGTATAGTGAAAGAAAGTTTATCCCGGCTCGAATATTTGAAGCGATGATCTTTGGTATGATTCCAGTATCATATAAGTTTGACTTCTTATGTCCAGCCTTTTCTTTTGAGACAATTGAAGACTTATTTGAGATCTATGCATACTTTACCGAATGTGATAATACTGGACTAGAACAAGCATACAAACATTTTATACACTGCTATCTTAATAGTTTAAAGTAAATTTATTTATTTTATCGGGTTAGATGATAAATAATCATATAATCTCGACCGGCCCATGGAAGATGGGGGTTTCCTAAAAAGATTCTTCAAGTGAGTTCAAATAAAATTTTTGAGCCATGAAGTATCTATTTACAATTATTTTCTTTCTTTTTACTTACATAACTATCTACTCACAGTCATGTACACACACTATTCGACGAACCGATACTTTTGGTGATGGCTGGAATGGTGGAACCGTTGCAGTTTCCGTCAATGGTGTTACTGTTTTAAGTGGCTTAAGTTGTGTTGGATTAGGTCCTACTACTTCTACATTTACAGCCGCAGTAGGTGCCACGATTAGAGTCTATCGAACAGCTGCTGGATTATACCCAACCGAAATGCGTATACAAGTCCTTAATGGAGCAGGGTCAATCATAATCAATACTATACAACCAGTTACGGGTACTGCAACTACTGGTGGACAAACAGTGCTAGGAAGTTGCGCGGCTGCTGCCGGTCCTTGTACTAATACCTCATCGTACGGATCAGCAATTGCTCCATCAACCCCAACAACTGTAACTATTAGTACTTGTCAATACCAAGCAGAGTATAGTACAATTACTTCGTGTGTTGCCGGACAAACATATCAATCATATTACAATTTAGGTGGATATATTACGGTCAGATCTGGAACTTATAATGGTACTGTAGTTACTAGTGGAAACTCTCCACTAAATTGGGTTTGCCCATCTTCAGGAACATATTTTGTGCATTACAATACAAATAATACGTGTGGGACTGCTTCAAGTTGTGGAACATCCTCTATTTCTTGTTTAACTTGTTCTGCACCAACACCACCATCCAATGATTTAGTCTGTAATTCAACATCTATTACTTGCGGTCAAACATTATCTGGAACTACGGTAAATGCAACAAACTCAGGCACTGGTGAAAATGGAACTTGCACCACCGTGCAAACAATGCCGGGTGTATGGTATTCTGTAACAGGAAATGGACAAATCATGACAGCTTCCCTATGTGCCACGGCTTGGGATAGCAAAATCGGTGTTTTTTCTGGACCGAATTGTAGCACATTAACATGCGTAGGAGGTAATGATGATTATGGCCCAGCTTGCGCTAGTACGTCTGCTTCATATTCATGGACTTCCACAGTAGGAACAATTTACTACATAGTGGTTCATGGATATTCATCAAATAGTAGCTTTTCTGTTAATCTAACTTGTGTATCTCCACCTCCACTGGATCCATCCTCTATATCTGCAACACAAAATACCATTTGTGATGGATCATCCACCACCTTAACCGCAAACGGTGCTATTGGAGTGGTTTATTGGTATACCGGTGGCTGTGCTTCCACTTTTTTGTCAACTGGAAATTCCATCTCAGTGAGTCCATCATCAACCACTACATATTACGCAAAAAATCTAAACGGAGGACTTTTTAGTAATGGTTGTGCTTCAGTAACAATAACTGTCAATCCTAACCCTACCGTAACCATTAATGCTGTAACCAACACAATCTGCAATGGATCAAACACTCAATTAATTTCATCAGTAAGCAACACAGGTGGATCACCGATAACATATCTATGGACTCCATCAACTGGACTCTCAAATTCAGCCGCACCAAGTCCTTTTGCTTCACCTACAACTACCCAGACCTATCAATTAACTGCAACTGCAAATGGGTGTTCAACATCAACATCATCAACAATAACCGTCAATCCCACGGTTGGAGTAGTTTCTAGCATATCCGGAAACAATACTATTATAGCAGGAACGCAAGAAACCTATTCAATCACACCAATAGCAAACGTAACATACCAGTGGGCATACACAGAATCAGTAACTACACCATTGTGGATAAACATACCAAGCTCTAACTCTTCATCAATAGCGTTTACTTGGCCTCAAACAACAACAGACGGTTCAGTACGAGTGACTGTTTCCAATGGCTACAATTGTGGAACACAAATTGTCAATTACCTTATTGTTGTTATGGGAGCTCTTCCGGTTGAACTTCTATATTTTGACGGCCATGAAAAGGGCAATTGGAATCTATTGGAGTGGTCTACGGCATCTGAACACAATTCCGATTATTTTCTTGTGGAAGTTAGTACAGACGGCGAATCTTGGGAATCAGTTTCATATACTGATGCTTCATCAAATTCCAATCAAAAAATAAATTATAGTACATTGCATGCTTTTAATGAATACACATATCATTACTATAGATTACTGCAATATGATTTTGACGGCTATAATAAAACATACGGTCCAATCTCTGTAAATAATACAAAAACATTTAAAAAAGTAAGTTATTATATTAATTCACTAGGTCAAATAGTCCAGCCTGAAACAAACGGCTTAATCTTTGAAGTCTATGTAGACGGGACCGTGAAAAGAATTATTCGGTGATATAACATTATGTTACGCGAGTGTCTCAAGATAAATAATAAGAAAGACTTAATTTATGTCAAGTTTAACACTAAATGAGAGTCAGATTCAGCAACTCGACGCATTAAATTCAGTATTTGAAGCCGCTGAACCTAGACTTTCTAAAATTCTTACTTTTGATAATTTAGTAAATGAGGCACATGCCTTAAGAGTAATTGAATCAAATATTCCAGAGAGTTTACGATTTGACCTTCACTTAGATATGATATTCGGTGAAAGTAGTTATAATATTGCTGATTACTATCGATCACTCTCTAATGGGACAAACTATATTTTAGAAGCAGCTCGAAAAGTACTACCTGATTCTCCATCAATCACTGAATCTATTGAGAGCCTTAAAGAGTATTTAGGTTCTTTACTAAATGAGGAGTCATTAACTTTAGGTATGCCGACTGATGCTATGTCAATGACAGCTCCATTAAAGCCGCGAAGTGGAGGTTTTTGGGGAACACTTAAAAGCCTATGGAATGCCGTTACTGAAGGAGGATCAGTTATAGGAATTATTCATTTTATAATCGATATTATTGGTTTAGTTGGCGACTTTATCTTTCCGGGAGTAGGTGTGGTTGCCGATATTATCAATGCAATTATTTATGCTATTCGTGGAGAATGGTTAATGTGTGCAATCTCAGTTATTGCAGCAGTAGTTATTGGAGCTGGTGATGCTCTAAAACTTGTTAGATTTGCGGCTAAGCCTGGACAAAAAGTATTAGCTACTCTTGCAAAAGAAGGAGGATCTAAACAGGCAGCAGAGATGTTGGCAAAACTGCCAGCCAAAGAAAAAGGAGGAGTTATTAAACTTCTTACTGGAATTTTTGGAAATCTTGGTGGAGCTCTAGGAAAAGCTACTTCTCTATTTGGCCAGTTTGTTTCAGCATTCGGTAAAGTCACAAGTTATATTCCCGGATTAGGCGGAGCTTTAAAATGGATATTTGATGGGCTTGGTAAAACTCTAACTGGTTTTGGAAAAAAAATGTCACTATGCAGTGCTAACTTTAAATTAGCAACAACTGCTTCTAAAAAAGCAGCGGCAACCGCCGTTGATGCTACACTTAAGGGCGGAGGAGACTTTGTATTTGATGGACCGTGGGTAAAAGTATTTAATAAAGAAGGTAAGCAAGTAGGAAAATATCCAACTAAGCAGTTTGAAAAGATCTCAGGTGAAGCTCTTGCTGAAATAACAGCTAAAAAGGCTGGTTCAAAGGAAGCATCTAAGATTCTATATAAAAATGGAGATGATGTAGCTAAAGTGACCAAGACTCTTGAGAGTCCAGCAGTTCAAGCATCTATGCGAAAACGAGCATATGCATTTTTTGACACCACTCCATTGTGGAAAGGATCTAGACGATTTGTAAAAGATCTACCTTTTTTCTTAGGTAAACAGATTTATAAAATAATCTTTGGTACATCTTGGGTGGATGGAGCAAGTGCTAAATGGTCAAGAAGAGAAGTCGAAGGTCATGGAAACGGAGCAATGAATGATTGGATAGATGATAAATTAAAGGAGGAAGGAAAACAGGATAAAATATTAATACTCGATTCATCTGACCAGGAAGTAGTTGACAGAGTTACCGATTATCAAAATCACTTTGCTAAACTTAATAATGAACGCAGTATAATGCCGGTCGTTACTAAGCAGTATGATAAAAATGGTCCAGGTGCAGAGTTTGCAGACTTCTTTGATCAAATCTCAAAGGGTAATGTAAAAAGAGGAGGTGCCGGAGACATGGTAGACCACACTATTGCAGATGAAATAAATATTAAATCTAAACTTACTGAGAGTAAAACAACCCTCATTAGAACAATATCTAATTTTTCAGATTTTAAATGAAATTAAAGAATTTTAAAAGTTACTCTAGTCACTATTCAAAGGATCCAAAAAACTTTGAAAAAAAGATTGCTCTTGCTTCAACTAGTGGGGATTCTCCTCTATTCGATAATTTTTCAACATTCGGTGATACACTGGGCATTTCAAAATCTGTGCCTGTTATAATTTGGGGAAACTTTAAATTTTCAAATGTTAATGAAAGTTTCTGCAGTGTAGTATACAATCAGTCTGCTATTCCAACTAAGGGAGAAATAGCTTCTGCTTTTCAAGAAGAGGACTTTATTCCAACTATCATAAAGGATAGATCATCAATAAAGAAGATGAAATTTCCAATTGTTGGAGTTTCTGGAGAAGAAGAGGAAGAGTTTAAAACATATGGGCAATTTAAAAAATCTGAAAAATTTTTTAATCACTTTAGAGAAAAACTCACCCCTACTTCTAGATTTGAAATATTAGTAGTTGATGATAAACCTATTCATGCACAAAAGAAGATAGTTAATACTCCATTTGATATTGACTTAAGTCGCTGGAAACACCTAGGTGAAGCTGAGTCTATTTGTAAAAAGATTCACTCTAAATATTCTCCTGATTTCTATGTGGTAACCGTTCTTGAAGCTAATGGAAAAATCTATCTTGATTCAGTTACCAGAAATATCGATCTTACTCCAGTACAAAGCGTAAAATTATATGAATCCGCATATAGAAAATACTATGAGTCTACATTGCCTTCATGGTTTAGAAAAAAGACATTTGAGGATCACGTGAAACCTTACTATGTTAAAAAGTATTATGATACTCTACTATTTAAACCTACTGGCGTAATCGATTACTCAAAATACTTAGATTAACGCTCATTGAGCACAACATAACTTTAAAAAATGCTAAGCTTTAAAGACTTTTTAAATGAAAAATGGGGAGAGGATATTCAATTAAAGGATCGCCGTGCTGCTGGTGTAGCCGTGATATGGAACAATAAAATACTCTTAATTCATCCAACTAATTCATCATGGAAGAAATCTACATGTGGAATACCTAAAGGCAAGCTTGAATTTGGAGAAGATTCTTTATCTGGTGCTCTTAGAGAACTTGAAGAAGAAACAGGTATTGCATTAGATCCATCTCAAATTAATCCTGAACCTCATAAGATTGACTTCTATAATCGTAGAAACGAAGTCGATGGTCACTTAATATATTTTGTTTGTGAAATATTGGACCTCTCAGAAATAGGGCTAGAGTCTGATAGATTACCTAAAGATCAGCTTCAATTAGAAGAAGTAGATTGGGGAAAATTTGTCAGTGCGGAAGAGGCATATCCTATTATTTCTAGAAATCAAATGATTATATTAGATAGACACCTTAACCTAAATAAATAACTAAAATACTTCAATTTTGTGAGTTTACTTAATTTCAACACATGGCATAGTTTAAATGAGGCAGTTGCCTTTGATAAAGGTGCAAACTATCCAGATAAAACATTTGGATATCCAGTAGGTGCAGTTGATACAGCAAAAGTTTTTCAAGGTGGTCCTGGAGGAGATTGGGGCGGTAGTATGCAAAGAGCCCTATGGTTTGCAAGAACAGCAGATGATTGGGCAACGGCTAATGGAAAAAATCGAAGTCTAATCAGCTCGCAAAAAAGATCTAGAGTCATGACTGCGTCTGGTAATACTTCTGATCACTTTAAAGGAAATGATAACGCATATGCCGTAGATATTGCTATTGCTGGTGCAGAGGGTGATGCTCTACTTGCATATATAATGGAAAAGTTTGGCTATCCTGAATATAAGGGAGGTTCCTGGTTTAATATCACAATTGATGGATATCGATATCAGGTAGGTTGGAAAGTCAAGAATCACTTTGACCACATTCACGTCGGTGTAAAGAAAACTGTCGGTGAACGAATATCATCAACTGTTAGTAATATGAAAGAGACCCTGGGCGCAAAATTAATAAAGCACCCAAAGATTGCAGAGTGGTTAAAGAAAAATGTGCCTAACCCAGTAACAGCTGAACAGCTCGATGGAATGTTAAAATCTGATCCTAAGACATTTGATTGGTTTAAAAAGACATTTAGTATAAATGATGCAGGGGATCCTGTAAGTTTAGCAAACACCAGTGTTATGACAGGAAGTATTGAATCTAATTGGATGGATGTGACTAAAAAAGTCATTGATAACTTTGAAGGAGGTTATTGGAATTATTGGGAATGTAAAGATCATCCATATTCAGATATGTTTAAGAATTCTGGCGAAACAATGTTTGGACTAGACCGTAAGGCTGGTGCAATTGAAACAGTTAAACCCGAGGGTGAAGAGTTCTTTAGACTAATCGACGCGGAAAAGAAGAAATTAGGTGCAGAATTTTGTAAGAAATGGAAATGGAATTATCGTGGAGGAGAACTAGAAGAGCAGCTTAAAGATTTAGCGTCTAAAATTATGTTTAAATCATACGAAAGAAATATGAAAAACTATGTAAAGGACCCGGAAACCAGGAAGAGAATTGAGAGCAATAGGGGTTTACTATTACACATGTCATATGCATGCTGGAATGGTCCAGCATTTTTTAGAGATTTTGCCAAGCTATTGGATTCTGGCGTAAAAGAAGGCAAAACCGACGCTGACTTATTAAAAATAGCAAAAGATTCAAGAACAGCTAGATTGTCTGGCGCTTGGGCCAAAGCTACAGTTAAGGTAAACTCACTAATCGATCAGGAATCTGGATTAGCTTAATTTTTTACAATTAATAAAACCTGGCCAGATTATTTAGTTTAATACTCTAAAATATTAAACATATGTCTGAAGAAAAAACAACAATCGAAGAACAGGAAGTATTAATTGAAGATACTCAATCTGAAACTATGCCAGAAACGGATGGAATAGTAGAGGAACCTCAAGCTGAACTTAGCGAATTAGACAAGGCTGTTCAGGCTAGGATGGGTCACTTTACAATCAATATTTCACCATCTGACCTAAAATACGTTAAGAACTTGCTAAACAATAAGATCGAATGGAAAGGTCCAAATGAGGCATATTTAATGTTAATGGCACTTCTTTCTATCTCTAGCGAACTTAAAGAGAGAGATTCATCTTCTAGTGAAAGAGTACAAGTACAGTTGCCTTCTACTACACTTGAATCAATCAACTTTTTCTTAAATCGAGTTACTGGTAAAGGCGAAGAATCTGCACATAGATTATTTGCAGTATCGATGTTACTTAGACCAGCAATGGAAGAAATCAAAAAACTTGACGAACTTATCGAAAAGTTACAATCTGAGGAAAAATAAATCTATCCTTAGATAAATAATAAAAAAAGTTTATTAAAGATGAAAGTAAAGAACTTTGCAGGATTTATGAAAACTCGCAAACTGAATGAAAATGATGGTTGGGATAATTCAGAAGAATACGGTAATGACGAATATGCGGATGATTCTGAGGCAGGTTATTATGGAGCTAATCCAGAAGACGAAGAAGAGCCAGAAGAAGGTGCTGAAGAAGGTGAAGAAGAGTTGACACTGGAAGATCTTAAAGCGATGGTTGATGATCTTACTGAGAGAGTTAAGAAACTTGAACCAGAAGAGGAAGAAGAAGGCGAGGGTGAAGAAGCTGAAGGCGAAGAAGGTGAAAAGCCAGCCGAAGGTGAAGCTAAACCAGAAGTATAATTCATAAATTTTTTAATTAAGAAACTAGAGCGAATGGAAACATTCGCTTTTTTAGTTTATTAAGACAAGATAAATAATAAAAACATTCTAATCAGAATGAAAGTACATAACTTTACTCGATTTATATCCTCTATTAAAACTAACGAAAACTCAGACTCTGATTGGAGTGATAAGAACTGGGATGAAGCTGGAGTAGATGGAGAAAATCCACCTAACTCTGGATTAGAGGGTACTAGTGCAGAACCCATGGACTATACTGCAGGTGACTATGGTGAAACTGGCGAGAAAGATGCACTAATGGATGACGAAAGGGAGGATCCAATTAAAATTAAGGAGGGCATGGAAAATATCAAAGCCCTAATTGATGACCTTACTGAGAGAATCAATATGCTAACCAAGAATAAAACTACTAAATAATGAGTCAGTTTATAAGAAATAGGAGAGTGATGCTATTCGAAGAACATTGTAGAAAGAATGATATTGACGGTAAAGAAGTAGACGCTGAGATTTCTGGTGTCCCACTAAAGTTAATGGTCGCATCTACTCCACAAAGTCAAATGAAAGGATATAGCAATTCTAAAGCATCACCTAGTGGAGATAATGGCATGCTCTTTATATACGACGATGATCAGCCCTTATCTTTTTGGATGAAGGGAGTAAAATTTGGACTTGATATTATCTTTTTTGATAGCATGATGCAGTATATCGACCACCATACTATGGAGCCTGGACACGAGGTAGAGGAGAAGAATCTTCCAAAATATCAATCTAAAAAACCTGCAAGATTTGCAGTAGAACTTCCATCAGGCTGGTGTGAAAAAAACATGGACTCTGATTGTAAACTTTCCTTTTAATTTAGTACATTAACTAAAAGGAAAAACTATGCTCCATACAGAAGACTTTCGAGAACTCCGAGAATTTGTCAATGAGATGAATTCATCAAACTCTACTAATCACAAAGTAGAAGTCCTTACAAAATACCAATATCACCCATTTATTAAACGAGTCCTATTCTATACCTATCATCCGTATTGGAATTTTGGATTAACTTCAGCAAATCTTAAAAAACGTGAAGATCTTATTGCACCATCTGAAGTATATGATGATCTCTTCTTAATGCTTGATGATTTCAATGAGCGCAATATGACTGGTCACTCTGCAATTGAAGCAATGAATCGCTTTATTAAAGATTATGAAGCATGGTCTGACTTGATTTATCAAATAATTGATCGTAATCTTGAGACCAGAGCAACAGTTACTTTAATTAATCGGGTCAATCCAAAGTTTATTCCAACATTTGACGTTGCTCTAGCTCATGATGCAGCTAAAGTAAAAGGTGTCGATATTTTTGATGGTACCTGGTTTGTTTCCAGAAAATTAGATGGAGTGAGATGTATCTGCTTTGTTCATGGTGAGGATATAAGATTCTTTTCACGTAATGGTAAAGAGTTCCTGACCTTAGGAAAAGTAGCAGAGGAAATCAGACGTTTAGGGATCACTGACCTAGTATTAGATGGTGAATTATGTCTCATGAATGAAGATGGCTCAGATGACTTCCAGGGAATCCTGAAACAGATACAGCGTAAAGATCATACAATTGAGAACCCAAGATACCAAATCTTTGATATCCTACAGGCTGGAGAATTTGCAGGAGACGATGAATCCCCTCTATTTTCTACCCGAATTGCTTGTAGGGAACACTGGTTAGGCGACTTAAAATCATCCACTGTTTTGGAGATGCTGCCTCAAGTCAGAATTAAAGATGAGGATGCTCTTGAGGAATTAAAAGCTCAATCTAAAGATTCTAATTGGGAAGGACTAATTGCTCGACGAGATACTACCTACTCTTCAGGTCGATCTAAACACATGCTTAAAATCAAAGAGTTTTTTGATGCTGAATATGTTGTTACGGGCTTGATTATGGGACCACAGAGGGTGATCGTTAATGGTAAAGAGGTTGAGGAGGACATGTTAAGCGCTGTCACAATAGATCATAAAGGTTCTCAAGTTCAAGTAGGTAGTGGATTTACTATTGAGCAACGTCGACACTATTACCGAAATATTGGAGAGATTATGGGAGCAACTATTACAGTTCAATACTTTGAGGAAACTACAGATCAACACGGCAATCATTCCCTAAGATTTCCAGTATTTAAAGGGAACCATGGAAAAACTCGTAGTATATAATACTATGTCATTCAATAAGAAAAGAATACCTGAATTAGCTGAATTAAAACAAAATCACTCTGCATTAGGAGATAGTTATCTTGAGCAATTTAGATCATGTGATGCACTAATCGGCCCAATTGATTCTGGAAAATATCTAGATGAATTTTTTAAATCTAAAAATCCTGACTCTATTTCACAAGTACTCTCTCTTCTTATTGAGGCAAAGGAATTACTTCTTAATCGAGGAAGTTCAAAATACATTGATGATTTCAATGATCTACAAAAGGTAATTAATTCAATAACAAATAAACAATAAATTATGTATTACATCGCAAAAGTAAAGTTTGAGACAATTGATGATCAAACCGGAAGACCAAAAAAGATTTACGAACAGTATCTAGTAGACGCTGGATCAATCTCTGAAGCCGAAGAGCTACTAAAAGAAAGATTTAAAGATTCTATTGCTGAGTTTTCAGTAGTGAGTGTAGTTGAGTCTAAAATCATGGGAATCGTTAAGTAAGTATGAAAAAGATGCCAACCAAAGTCGCAGAACGTGTCTATGATGTGTTGTGCAAGTTTGCAGAAGCGAATCCGAATCACTATGAAAAGGAGACTTTCATTTTTCACTTCGGTGTCTTAAGTACAACGTCGTCAAACTATAAACTTAACTGTATGGATGATGCTCAACGAACATTCCATTGTAGTTCTACTGGAAAAATGAGAGTTGATGGAACCAGTTCAGGTAAAGTTAATGGAATACTGTGGAAAATGTCCGAAGAGTTAATGTCAAAAAACATTGAAACTAATGAAATTTCAAGTACCGATTGAGAAAGATTTAGCCTTTACTCAGGATTTATTTTCCCTGATTTCAGAAAATATTTCTGAACTTGCCGGAGAATACGAAAAACTTCCTAGTAAAATAATCTTTATGGGAAACATCGGAAAGGAGCTCTTAGCTTTTATTCAAGAAAAAGAATGGAATTTTAAAGGATTTGAACTTGAGAGCGCTAGTAGTATATTAGACGCTCTCATTTTTAAATATAGTGCACCATTTACCCAAACTGAAGATAGAGGAGCAATCTTTGATGGAGGTACTCTGCACGGAAAAGAGATAAATGGAATCCCTGGACCAGAAACAGCACAAAAAATAATCTCTGCTTACTCTTCTCCTAGTTTTATGATAGAGAGGACAGTTAGACCAGAAAAACAAATATTATTATTTAGAAAATGAGTACAGTTCGATTTATTGCAGATCCTCATCTTGGTCACTTAAATATGGCAAAACATCGTGGGTTTAATTCTTTTGAAGAACATGATGAATACTTTATTAAGCAGTGGAACTCAGTAGTAGGTAAACGAGATCTTACCTATATCCTAGGTGATATTACAATGGAGTCATCTAAATACTATCATCTATTAGACCGGTTAAATGGTCGAAAGATAGTAGTTGGTGGAAATCACGATAAACCTGCACATACTAAAGAACTGTTAAAATATGTAGAGTCAATTGTTGGAATGATTCAATATAAAGGAATCTTCTTGACTCATTGTCCAGTTCATCCACGAGAAATGGAATATCGAATTAAGCATAATATTCACGGACACATTCACGAAAATCGAATCGAATATCGAATACGATTATTTGGAATCAACCTATTTTCTCGAGTAGATCGTCGATATCACTGTGTTTCATGTGAGCATGTTGATTACACTCCCAAAACACTAAAAGAACTTGGAATTACTCGATGAAAAGATTAATATCGAAACTAAATGCACTTTAAAAAAGAAAAAAGGATGAGTACAAAAACCATTGAAGTCTGTGTAGGAGTTGGAATGAATCAGCTATTTCCAGAATATATTACAATTGAGATTCCTCAGGAATCCAAAAAAATTACAAAGGCAGAGAGAGAAAAACTTCTTGCTGAAATAATGAAGCGCGATCAGGAGCTAGGATTATATGATGATCTTCCAAATGGAAAAGAATAAAAAGACTCTTCCTTGTAATTTTGATCATAATGGGGAGTGCCTCATTTGCGATTGTTGGCCTGAAAACTGTGCATACACCAGATATTTGAAGAAAGATTATAAGTGGGAAACTAAAGAAGAACTAGAAGAAATGTTTAAGGACTATGAACAACCTCGATAAACAATATCAAACATTACTCCAAACAATACTTGATTACAGTATTGAAAAAGGAGATAGGACAGGTACCGGAACTAAATCTATTTTCGGTTATACTATTCGTCACAATATGAAGGAAGGTTTTCCTCTCATAACTACAAAGAAGATGCCATTTCGACTTATCGTAACTGAACTATTATGGTTCTTACGTGGCGATACAAACATTAAATACTTAATTGAGAATGATTGTCATATTTGGGATGGGGATGCTTATAAGAATTACGTGAAAAATCAACCACACACACCAATTGCTGGTACTAGTGTAGGTTTATTAGGTGAATATAAAAATCCAATTTTACCACAAGAACAATTCATCAACAAAATCAAAACGGATGATGAGTTTGCTAAGAAGTACGGAGATTTAGGTCCAATTTATGGGGCACAGTGGAGAACTTGGTACGGATACGAAAAAGTACCATCTGGATGGAATCATGGTGCTATAACTCATTATAAAGATGTTGCTAAATGTGACCAGATTGCAAGCCTAATCATCGACCTTAAGACAAATCCTGACTCAAGACGTTTGATGGTTACTGCATGGAATCCAGGGGAATTAGACCAAATGGTACTTCCACCTTGTCATTATGGATTTCAAGTTTATACAAGAGAGTTGAGTTTGAAAGAAAGAGTGGATTATGGATCAGAAAGAAATATGTGGAAATTAGGGCAGACAATTAATCACATGCATCTTGATGAAAATCATATTCCAACTCGTGCAATCTCTCTAATGTGGAATCAACGTTCAGTAGATACATTCTTAGGTTTACCATTCAACATTGCATCTTATGGACTTCTATTGGAAATCATTGCCAAAGCAGTGAATATGGTACCAGATGAATTAATTGGGAACTTGGGTGATACACATTTATACTTGAATCACATTGAGCAAGCGAAAGAACAGGTTGGTAAAAAATACGATCACGAAGAGAGACATGAAATGTTAAAAGTTGCAATGGGACCTTTAAGATACCAATCTGCAGTTGACGAACAGGTTCCATTTGGCGGAGGTCTTTCAGAATATTACGATATGTATAAAATTCCTTATAAAACTAGAGAACCTTTAAAATTACCATCATTGAAACATATGAAAACTAATGAGTTTTATAAATCGTTATCTGAAGATGTTTCTCTATTTACTCACCTAGATATTGAAGATTTTCAAGTAGAAAACTATCAATCTCACGCACATATTAAAGCTCCACTTAGTAATTAATTTAGCTAATTACTAAACAAACTTCTATTTAAGTAGAAGATAAATAATAATAAAATAATAAAATGGCGTACATTTTAAATTTTAAAGACTGGTATAAAGTCTATGAATCTAACGGATTTAAGTTTGATTCAACATTAGCTATTTTTGAAGGAGCTAAAGATGATCTTCGAACAATAGTTGCCAGCATAATGGAAAAAGAAGATCCTTCTGTTAAATCTCACCCAGAATACACACATATGATGGCATGGTTTCAAAACGCAGGAAATCCTCCAGGTAGAAGTAAAGACGCTAATGAAGTTATTCCTACACCTGAAGACATGTATCAATCTATGGTATATTGGCAAGGTGATCTAACTACCAAAGCATCAGTTGGTACTAAAATTGATGAACTTGCTTTAAAAATAGAACCTTGGACTAATATTGAAACTGTAAAATCTAATCTACAATGGTTGCGTAAACAGGATGAAAAAACTACTAAATTTAAACCAAGCAAACTTTATATTGAAGGCGGATATACAATGTCTGATGGAACAAAGGCCCCTTTTTCTAAGCCTTGGGTTGAAGGATCAATTGATGCTGCTGCACAATTAATATCAACTAGGGTGACTGAATTAAGGACAATTTTTAGCAATATGTTAAAGTCAGGTAAAAGACCTGGAGCGCTAGTTGATCCATCTGATCCTGCATCATTAAAATATAGTATTGGCTTACTTGACTGGGAAAAGGACGAACCGTCTGCTTATTCAAAAAGAAGTATTGGTGCTTTGCCATTTGGGGATATTGAAATCCCAGGTTGGGATTTTAAAAAATTAGAGCTTACTGACTCGAAAACCCTAAGAAAATGGGGATATTGGCTAGCTACTCTATGTACAGATGCAGCATTTGCAGATTTAAAGAAAAAATTAGATAGTCCTAAATATATTGTTACTAAATCAATTCCTATCACTAATGAAGACAAGATAAAATTGTTAGATGTAATTAAGCAGAGATCTGAGACTCGGCATAAATTTGTTATTGATGCATCTAGCATTAAAATCAAACCATCTAATGCTATTGAGAGTCGTACTACAACTACAATTAAAGGTGAAGACAAAGTAACAAAAACAATCGAAGAAGTTAATTACTCGTTTCCTTTTAGTAAAGAAGCTACTCAAGCAGATGCTATTGCCAAAACGATGTTTGATAACGATAGTGCAATAATCAAAGATAACATCAATATTCAATTATCTCAAGCGATTGACGAAATGTTGAAAGCAATTGGAGAAATAGGAGAGTTAGTTAGTCTAGAATATAGAACGATTGCATCAACAAGTGATGAACCTTCCGCATATATTCGACCTAACAAAAAAGGTACTACTACTTCAAGTCAAGCAAATATTCCTTTGGCTGAAGATAGAGCAGCTGCGATTGAAACAGCATTCCTAGCAATTGCTGCACAAAAAGGAATAGATACAGTTAAGATTAAAAAAGGTACAGCTCAATTATATCCCAATAATACTATGGGAGGAACTGCCGTATATGAAAAAATGAAGGGAATGCGAGCTAAACTTGGAGGAACTCCTCAACAGGACGCTGAATATAAAGCAATTTTTGCACAACCTAAGTTTTCAGGAATTGCGTTTAAAGCTCAAGTAAATAAGACAAATACTACAATTGAGTCTACTGAAGAAAAAGTAGAAGACTACTCAGTAAAAGGAAACTGGGGAATCAGTATAAACTGGCAAAGTAAAATTAAAACTGGAACGACTCGACCTTCTCGATATGTAAGACCAATTAACTTTGGTAAATTATTCCCAGTTATGGGATCAGGAGGAAGTGGACCTAGCGTAAAGGATTTGTGTGCAGCATATGGAGGATAATAAAGAATACGTTTATTTTTAAGTAGGATAAATTAATAGTATTTTAATTATAATCCATTAAATATAAAATATGAAAAACTTATTTTTATCTTTAGTATTACTGACTACATTTAATGGGTCAGCTCAAACGATCACTAGAAACCTATTCAAAGAAGACAGTGTAGTCACTTTTTATTTGTTTGAACTGATTAATTCATATCGAATTGCAAATCACGTACCTAAGCTATTATTAGATACTATTATTACCCCTGCATGTGTTCATCATACTGAATTTATATCAATATATGATTTAAGCGGTCATGATGAGTTTATTCCAGCAAATAAACAAGATATTAGTCAATTAGTAATCAGTCATCCACTAGACCGAATTAATTATTTTAAGATTAAAATGAATGGTGGCATGGGTGAAAATTGTTTAAATATAACTGGATGTCGTCAAAATTTTGAAGATAAACCAAATCCATCAGATGCTTTGAAATGGTCAGAGATTTGGAAGAAGTCGATTACTGATGGAAACTTAAATAGCAAAGCAGCCGCTTACTGTATTTTTTATTCATGGAAGTATTCTCCTGGACATAATCGATTAATGTTGGATCCAGACATGAAGAAAGGTTCAGTATATATGAAAGCATACAATAAAAACGATGGATCTCCAATAAACCTTTGTGCTACTTTTCTAGTTACTCAATAAACAATATATGACTCCTCAAGAAATTCAAAAATTTGGAGAAATCCAATACCTTAAAGGTAGACTTGATGAATTACATAAGGCTTTGCCTAATGTGACTAGCATGGAAAAGAGCAGAAGACTTGATCAGCGAGTTGAAAAATATTTTAATAAGCTTCGCGAAGTAGATGAAGTTGCATATCACCTATATCAAGTTGAGCTTCGAAACAGACTCAGAGCTAAAGAAAAATCCAAAGAGGAGATGAAAGATCTGCTTGAAGAAATTATCAATTCTAAAAATCTACAGGACTCCGAATTAAAGGAGCGTATCCTAAATAAAATAAACACATATTAATATGAACTACACAAATCCAAACGATCCTTACCATGAGGGTAAACCAGAAGATTGGCTGAACTCTTCCCTAATCTTTGCACGGACACTGAGCCTAATCTTAAGAGAGGGAGAAGGTCTAGTTGTTGATATCGTAGGTGATGCAAAGTTTCACCTAGATGAATCAGTAAAGAAAGTAATAGTATTTAGTAGAGAAGGCCAGATCGTAGTGACTGAGTGTGAGGAAGACTTAGAAGAAGGTCAATTTGTAATGGTACACAACGAAAATCCAAACTAAAATGAAAATATTTAACCTAAGAAAGGTAAAAGAGCGAAGCGAAATCTACTGGAAAAATGACTGGCTAGAATTTCATCCAGAATTTAGAATGGCGAATTTTAGGGTTGAAAAAACTGGCTACTATGACGCTCGACCTCAAGTAAACTTTACATTGACTACTCTAATTGGAATGATAGGCCTCTTGATCTCACCATTCGTGGGCACATGGTTTGCTTTGACTATGTTATCAGTTATTCTATTTATACCATGGGGACAAGTCTATCTCAAGATCCCATATAATACTGGAATGGATGAAGCTAGTGATTCTCCGACTTGGGGATTCTATTTCTATGGAGAGGGTCGAAAAATTCCAGATAACGTTGTCATATGTAGAGGGGGTAAATTAAAACATATCGATTTGCCTTGGGCACTCGATTGGGTAAGAACTTCTAGAATGGCAAAAGACGGTTCCTGGTTACATGAAAGAAAGGGTGATCGTAAGCGAGGAATTGAGCACAATTGGTGGAGTGAAGAGACTCAAGCCAAGTTATGGAAGGAGACTCATCCATATCAATATGTATTGAGTGACGGTCGAATCCAGGACAGATTGGCTACTATTACAGTAGAGGAGAGAGAATGGAGACCTAGATGGTTTAGATGGACGAGTATCTTTGCTAAGATCCGAACAGATATTGATATTGAATTCGACAAAGAAGTAGGCGAACGTGAAGGTTCATGGAAGGGCGGAACCGTTGGTTGCAGCTGGGATCTTCTGCCTGGAGAGACTCCATTAGAGTGTCTACGTCGAATGGAAAAGGAGAGAGTTTTTAGATAACTAAAATTTAATACAATAATAGTATGAGTAGAACAATAATAGGATTTGTAGACACTGACCCAGACACTGGAGAAAAGTATCCATTTGTTAAGATGTGCGAGTGTGAACATGAGTGGGCAGTAACCTGGATAGTTAGCGTATTAAAAAGAGACTTAGGGGAAAACGCAGATCAACCAAATCGAGAAATAAAAATAAAAACTGATGAAAATACTTAGACCCGAAGTTGAAGCATGTATCGTAAATGGCGGAGGAATCCAGGACATGTTCGATAATGTAATAAAAGTCCTGTTTAATATTACAGATGACGAATATGATTTTATTGCAGAAACGGCAAACGATGAAGAGTTAAACATATTCTTAGCTGCACTTGGTGACATGGACAAAGGTTCAAGTTTTACTGAAAGGCGTAAGGCATTGGAGCTTCGAAACGAGATCCTACTAAAAATTAAGCCTTCAACTAATGAATGAGTTAATAACTATCGTGATTCCATGTAAAAATGAAAAGGCTGGCATATTAAAAACTCTCGATCTTTTAAATTACCAAGTAGATATTCATCAAGTAAAGGTGATTGTTTGTGATGCGTCCAATGATGGAATAACTAAACCTGATCTAGTAGAAAGATTAGAATCTTCGTCTGACTCCTTTGATTTATATTTAATGGAAGGCGGTCTTCCAGCAAAGGCAAGAAACAATGGATTTAAACTAGTGACTACTCCATATGTCCTATTTATGGATGCTGATGTTTTCCTATTGGATCCAAGGACTATTAAACGATCCCTACTGCTTGCTCAAAAGAGAAAACTAGACCTAACTACGGTTAAGTTTAGAAGCGATAATGGAAAGTATAATTACGTGTACAAAACATTTGATATTATTCAAAGCTTATCAAAATGGTCTACTCCGTTCTGTCTAGGAGGATTTATGTTAATTAAAAGCGATATATTTAAAAAGTTAGATGGATTTGACGAGGAGATTAAAGTAGCCGAAGACTATCAATTATCCAAAAAAATCAAACCTAGTCGATTTGGGCGGGTAAATAATATAGTGTTCACTCCACCTAGAAGATTTGAAAATAAGGGTGTAGTGTATATGCTAAAACTAATGATCGGTTCCTTCTTTAATCATAAAAATAAGAGATGGTTTACCGAGGACAAAAATTATTGGAAATGAAAATAGAAGCACTATTCATCTCAGATGTACACCTAGGAAGCAAAGGAAGTAAAGCCGCCGACCTATTAGAGGTCTTAAAAAAATATGAGCCGAAATATCTTTTTATTGTTGGTGATTTTATTGATGGCTGGCTACTAAAAAAGAGACACTATTGGACTCAAGATTTTACTAATGTAATTAGAAAGATCTTATCATATTCCAAAAATGGAACTCAAGTAATCTATGTTACTGGAAATCATGATGATTTCTTAAGACACTATTCTCCACTAGATCTAGGAGAAAACATAAAAATAGTAGATGAATATATTTGGGAGAATTATTATATTACGCATGGAGATCTATATGACGGTATCGTATCCATGAAGTGGTTAGGCGTACTTGGATCAGTTGGCTATGAAATGGCAATCAGTATTGATCACTTTATGAAAAAGCTAGGTTACAAAAGATCTCTTAGCAAGTATCTTAAAAAGAAGGTAAAAAATGCAGTAAAGTTTATTACTGATTTTGAAAATCAACTAGTATACCAGGCACAGTGTCGAGGTTGTGAAGGTGTAATCGCTGGACATATCCATACTCCGGCTGATCGCGAGATAAAAGGAGTACACTACCTAAATTGTGGAGACTGGATTGAAAACAATAGTTATATTATCTATAAAAATGGTGAATTTATATTAAAGACATGGAATTCCTAAACTCACACCCAATTAAAAAGTCAGACCTTGGATTTCATGGGAATCTATTCGGTGGAAAACTTCTTGCATGGATCGATGCCTCCGCTGCTGGTTATGCAATGCAACTGTGTGATACTCCTCGTATGGTTACCGTAAGTATAGATAAGTGTAATTTTGAAAAACCTGCAAGGGAGGGTCAACTTATAAAAATCTATGGGTTTCCACAAGCAATTGGCAATAGTTCAGTTAACCTGTATATGGAAGCTAGAGCACATAGCGTGTACACAGGCAAGCAGGTTATAGTGTTAAAGACACATATCCGGTTTGTACATATCGATGAGGACGGCAACCCTATTCCAATTGGTGAAAAAGGTAGAACCCGAATCCAACGATTAATTGAATCTGAATATGCGACGAGCGATGTTAATCCTACGAAGTAGAGCGGACTTTCCTCAAAAGGTTGAGGAGATGCAGAAGATGTATCCATCTAAGGAGGGCGCCATGATGGAAGTTGACCATGCAATTGAATACGTACGTAAAGTCAGGATATATCGACAGTATACTGAGTCTGACGACATGTTTCATTATCAAGTAGTACTTCACATGCAACTTAAGAACTACTTGGAAAATGTTCCAGACTGGAAGATAGAACCTGAAGTGAAACCTTCACTCTTTTCAAAAGCCTTTCATTTAATAACTACTTGGCATGTACAAGTATTAGTGTGGATAGTTAAAAACTTTCCTAAACTCTTTGCTAAAATACGAAAGAGTGTGCTGGTAAAACATGCTGAGCTAAAAAAGAAGAATTTAATTTAAAACTTACTTTAAAAAGAGTATTATAATTAAAACCTTTTAAATTTAACCAAATGGCATTACGCACTTACATCATCGGTACCGAGAATGTTGGATTAACAACTCACAGAGAAGCAGCTGACTCTAACCTTCTTAAAATGAAGGCAAAAAGCGTTGAACACGTACTTCAAACACTTAAAGAAGATTACGATTGGGGCGAATACGAAAAGGGAGGAACCTTCCTCGACAAGTGGTATTTTCCAAAAGATCAAGTAATAGTTTGTGTTGACATACTAGCAAATCTTGATGAATTGTAAAATAAATTTTTCAACAATTGAAACTTTTTATATTTTTGCAGTATAAATAATACAACAAAATAACTATTGATACTTTCAATGAAACAATTAACAAATATCTCAATCCTTAGAGCGGCCCTTCTGATAGAAGCAGGCGAGGGAAGAGTGCGGTTAATAAGTTGAGTCAAAAATATAAGAATATTTAAACCTCAACCCAAAAAGTTGAGGTTTTTTTGTTTTAATGCAGTTTGAAATAGAGTATTATAACAACACAAAAGAAAAACGTTCTTTGTAAAACATTGCGAAAAGTTCGATAGATCTATATTAAGACCCAGGGCACAAATCCGTGTGAGGGAGGCTGAGTAGAAGAAGAACCTGTCACTGAATAATGTGCGTACACGTACACTATATAGAAGCCCTAAAGAAAAGGCAAAGGAGTCGGAAAACACCGGTTAACTCTGACTTTATTTTTGTGACTAGCAATACTTGTTCCCGTCGTCTAACGGTTAGGACCTATGGTTTTCATCCATAAAATCGGAGTTCGATTCTCCGCGGGAATGCGATATAGCGGGGTGGAGAAGATGGTATTCTCGGCGGGCTCATAACCCGAGGACGTCAGTTCGAATCTGGCCCCCGCTACTTCGGTACATTTTGTACCAAAGTTCTTTGACATATTGGATCTAAAAACGGTTCCGTAGCTCAGCCGGATAGAGCAACGCCCTTCTAAGGCGAAGGTCGCACGTTCGAATCGTGCCGGGATCACAAATAAGCAGGTATAGCTCAATTGGCTAGAGCGTCGCCCTTCCAAGGCGAGGGTTGTCGGTTCGAGTCCGACTACCTGCTCTAAACAAGTCTTACAGAAGTCCGAATAGCGCGGATGAAAGAAACCTTGGCTCTCACAGGATCGCAACCTTTACTGAGAGTTTGAATGCCCCAAGGTATCCTGTAATGGACCCTGCTCTGATGTGCACGTCAACAGGTGATGAGGAACAAACCATCAGTAAAATCTAAACCCGTGGTGATCACGGAAGACTTGTTTTTTAATGGGGTATTAGCTCACTTGGCTAGAGCGCTGCTTTTGCAAGGCAGAGGTATAGGGTTCGATTCCCTAATGCTCCACAACGTGTTGTTTCTTGAGAAACAAAAGTGCGGTCGTGCCGGTGATATATTATTAAGGGTGGTTAAACAACAAATAATGTATCAAGGCTGGCTGCGGTACACCACACAACACAGGGGACTTCTCAACCTCAACTTGGTTCTATAGCATAACGTGGGTAGCTCCCAGCAGTCGCGAGTGGGTAGATGATGGCAATTTGGTTTAACACTCCTTAATACTAGGATCGGAGTAAAAAGTTAAGGCATATTGCATGTAATTTACAAGGTGGGTTCGATTCCTACTAGAGCCACAAAGTGTTGTTCCCTTGATAAAGGAAAGACGGTGATGAAGTATATTGTTCACTTCCAGCACAGAGGTTATCAACCTCAACTGCACGAGTGGTGGAATTGGTAGTCACGCTGGTCTTAGGAACCAGTGCCGTAAGGCGTGAGGGTTCGAGTCCCTCCTTGTGTACGATGTTGGGTAATTCCCAAATGAACTTAGGGCGGTATCGGGCTAGCCTAAGAGAGATCGACAAAAAGCCCGTCCATAGTCAGGTGGGTGTAATGAGGGATTGGTCCCGAGTCCTTTAAGGTTGCTTATCCGGTTCGAATCCGGCCCTGACTACGACACATAAACTTTAGTTCCCACACAGCGATGAGACGGGCTAAGTTATATACAATTTCTCGTAGCTGGAAGTAGAAAGCTGAAGAGTGTGTTTTATAGTCAGTTGGTGTAACAGGCAACACGTGGTTCGAGTCCACAGTTTACTTGCGAGTAAATGCTAGAGGGGCGATGCAGGTTCGAATCCTGCCCTGACTACAAGTAGCCCTCTGCCTAGCGCTGGGTATGGATCGAAGATAGGGATAGCCTCTTGAACGTTAGTTAGAATACTTCGGTATCTTTTAATCAATGCGCACTACTCCTTCCGAATCGTGTGTCGGCACAGTTTGTACGTTCTGGGGATAATCCAAAAACGTGCATTTTTAGTCAGGTGGCGGAATGGTTAAAGCACTTGGTGAGCGGTAAATGGTAGGGAGTCATGACCTGAGAGTATACATTAAGTCTTGCCATGAGATGCAGGTTCGAATCCTGTCCTGACTACAAAAATATAGAAAGTATGAAAATTAATATCAATTATTGCTCAACGAAGCATTATGACAAAACGAACATTACTCAATGGATGTGGATGTTCAAAGGATACAAAAATGTAAAAGGATTTATCTGTCGAATATTTGGAATATACATAAATGTTCGAGAAAATAATGCTACAGATAAACTTATAGCTAAAAGTAAATAGTCAGGTGGCGGAACGGTAGACGCTTAGATTTATACAAGAACAGGTCGTATGTTATGAATTACGATACTAAATGTATGGGTGGCTTCACTTACAATACAATACAGGTTCGATTCCTGTCCTGACTACAGCGGTTACCTGACTCCGATAGGACGGTAAAACTCATTGGGAACTCGGAAGTCCACGAATGAGGGCGTAAGTAACGGAAACTTACAATAGCGGAGTGCCAAATACACTAGAAACGAGTCCTTGGGTGATCAATGGATAGTCTGAAATCTCCGCTAACCGGTCCTTTAACTCAGTCTGGTAGAGTGCCGCGCTCATAACGCGAGAGTCGTAGGTTCGAATCCTGCATGGACCACTGGAAAATATTTTAAATAAAAATAAAAAAATATTTTACTTATTAAAATAAAAGGTGTATATTAGCAACCTTAAATGATCAAATAGATCCAATACGTTAAAAATTAGAAATTGATAAGATAAATAAACACGATGAAAAACATTAACAACATATTAAACACGTCATATCAGACTTTACCTAGTTCGCCGATGAACTGGAGTTCGATCTGTGACTTTAATGTTGTGCGTTTAAATAACACGTTTATTGATCCTAAACAACACTTAAAAAATACTCGGGAATTGATGTAAATCTTTAATTATATCAAACTAACATAAACCCGAGTCCAAAAGATTCGGGTTTTTTTGTTTTATTGCTTTCGTAGCTCAGTCGGTAGAGTGCCTCACTTGTAATGAGGATGTCATCGGTTCGAACCCGGTCGAAAGCTCAAAAGATTGTTGAACTTCAATCTAAAAAAAATGTTCTTTGACATATTGGCTCACACTATCCGGTAGACGAATTGGCAAAGTCACCAGGTTTTGGCCCTGGAGGAGGTTTACCGCCCCACTGAAGGTTCGACTCCTTCCCGGATAGCAAAACTATATTTTCATGATATAGTAAAAAATAATTATTAAAGTATGATTGTTTCTAAATTAGATAATACTGTCTGTAAAAACAAGTTAGGTCTATCGACACATTTGAAAAAATTCAATATGACTCTTCTTGAGTATTATGTAAAATATGAATTTTTTCAAATACCTGTCTGTAAATTTTGTGACAATTTAGCAAAACATCGACGTTCGCTTAACTTCAAACAAACTTGTGGATCTGCTGAATGTCATTCAAAATTATTAAAAGCTAGAGAAACCTCAAATGAAACTAAGGAAAAAATTAGACGCGCTAGATTTAATTATCTAAGTAATAATGAAAATAGAAAAAATACTGCATGGTACAAAAAGAGCAATGATATTTTTACATATGGAGAAAAGATGATTAATTTAATTTTCATTGAAAATCAAATTTATGAAAAATATGATGTGGTTAGAGAATATCCAATTTATCCATACTTTATTGATTTTGCATTCATAAATGAAAAAATAGCCTTTGAATACGATGGAAAATGTCATTTCATTAATGGGAAAAGAATAGAACATGATAAAAACAGAGATGAGTATTTATTGAAGAGAGGCTGGCGAACGTATAGAGTTACTTATGAAGATATTAAATCATTCGATATTTCAAATTTTTTAGACTTTATAGGAAATCCAACAATAAAAATTCATTCACCGACTCTTCAAAAGTATAAGAAAGAAAAAAATTCAATACGTACTCGTGAAACAACTCGACTAAAATACGAAGAATCGCAAAAGATTTATATCAATACGATATTATTATCAAAAATAGATTTTTCAAAAATCGGATGGGTAAATGATGTTTCTAAGATACTTAATATTTCGCCACAAAAAGTAAATCTCTGGATGAAAAGATTTATGAATGATTTCTATGAAAAATCATGTTTTAAAAGGAAGACAACAATAAGGAAGTTTAATTAAGCTGGCGCTTAACCTAGTCTTGAAAACTAGTGGTACTGAAATATGTATGGGGATCGATACCTCAGGCTTCCTCAAAAGCGATCCACTGTGCGCTATATAAAAAGTCTTGCTTCGGCATGCTACACAGTGGACAACTAGGCATGGGAAAGTTGGTAATCCGCGTGGTTTGGGACCACGAGACCGCAGGTTCGAGCCCTGCTGCTTAGACGATATGGCTCATTTAGAAGTATTTTATGGATCAAATACTAGTCTAAATGAGCCACAAGTAGAAACAAGATGATCCACAAATAAAAAATCCAAGTAATATGGAAAGTGACAAGAGCGACAAGAGTCGCAAACTAGAGATCTCGTAGCTCAGTTGGTTTAGAGCACCTCACTTTTAATGAGGGAGTCGTGGGTTCGAGCCCCACCGGGATCACAACGGGTATAGTTTATCTTCCTGCTGAGGGATAAAAACAACTAGAAATAGATAGATTGGTGAATTGCCACCTACCCCGCAAATTCAATAAACATAAATTTGTATCAATAAACTAATACTGTTTATTGTAACAAAAATGAGTTTATTATGCACCGTTAGCTCAGCTGGTAGAGCGCTTGTTTTACATGCAAGATGTCACAGGTTCGATCCCTGTATGGTGCACCAAACCTTTTTCGAAAAAAGTTTAAACAAAAAGTGAAACTATCAATTTAATTATTGTATAGTATTAATCGCAAACAAAAAATTAATTCCTTGTACTAATGACAAAGTTTAGAAACGACAAACTTCGTTCGACGCTAGCTGGAATGCAGCCTCAAGCGAACCTGGTAGAAGCGGTGAAAATCCCAAAACCAGACACTAAGAATCGTCAAGGACATGCAGCTTATTCACAAGATAAGTGGCTTCGTCTCCTGACGATGTTAAACACACTAAAGCTAGAAAATCAATTCTATCGTTCTGAGACAGAAACAATGAAGGAGTTGAAAGGACTAGTCGATGAGTGTGCCGAAGAAGATGCATACTTAGTAGCTCAATCAATCGTTTATTCGAGATGTGTAGGCGAAGGAATGAGATCAATCAACCACCTTGCGGCAAGCTACTTAGCTCCACACTGTGCGGGTCAAGAATGGGCAAAACGTTTCTATTCCTTATGGAACAAGCGTACTCAATCCGGAGGAACTCTATTCCGTCCAGATGATATGGCGGAAATCGTTGCCTGCTTCTCAGCACTGAATGGAACAAAGGTAACCAACGCGATGAAAAAAGGATTCGCTGATGCTCTTGAAAACTTAGATGCTTATGCACTACTTAAATATAAGAGTTCTCTAGTTGACGTGATTAACTTAGTTCACCCGAATCCAAAAGCTTCTAGCGCAGTCGCTGAAGTTGATGGAGAAAAAGTGCCAGTTCTTTCCGCTATCATGAAAGGCCTAAGCGTTTCAGCTGATACTTGGGAAGTAGCACAATCTGACGCAGGTCAAGAGGTTGCTAAAGCTGTGAAAGAGGGTAAAATCGACAAGTCAGAAGCAGAGACAATC